CCGACGCCCTGACATAGTAGAGGCCACCAGAGAACTGGTAGAGCGCGAGATGCGCCACGCAGAGAACAAGCGCTGTCAAGTTATTATAGCCCTGACTGCTGACGCTACCTGCAGCCTAGAGGACTTCTGTAACTGGAGCCCCTCTGAAGACAAATTAGTTATGCGACCACTCAATGACATAGACCCTGCATTCCGTAGGTGTGTCGGTATGGTCCATAAAAGCCGTGAAGGCGAGATTATCTTCAACAACACAGCCCAAGCGGCCTCACGGAAGCTATTGGCCTCATATATGAAGTGGGATAGAGAGGAAGCCTTCTCTGCACCGCCTATTACCTTCGACTTTTCCGGTCTGAAGGGTGACTAAAGGAAATAAGCATGTCTACAGCACGAGATAAGGCATTAAAAGCTCTGGAACGCCATTCGCACCTCCATGGTACGAAGGAAAACACGGGTAAGATCGGATATAGCGGCACTGAGTCCGAAAAGCTCGAAAAAGAGGCCCTACAGCTCGATGAGAAGCTCCAGAAGCTCGAAAAGGCCGAAAAGGAGTCAATTAACCTCGCTCTGGAAGACATGGTGGCATTTAAGCGCAATGGTGAGTCTACAATCACTATTATGGACGCTGCAATCGCTGCTAAGGAGTATATGGGCGCTACGGGGCCAAAAGGCGCTGATAGCACCGTAGTAGGACCTAGAGGAGCCGATGGGTCCCACGGAATGGATGGACAGCCTGGAATCCACGGCGTAGATGGCCTTCAGGGCCAAGTAGGAATGGCTGGACCCCAAGGAAGGGACGGAAGTAGCCTATTATCGGGCTATGAGGACCCTACGGGCTCCATAGGCAAGGATGGCGACCATTACTTCAATGACGCTACTGACACCATATTTGGGCCTAAAGACGGCGGAATATGGCCTGCAGGAGTCTCTCTGGTTGGCGCACAGGGCGCACAGGGCGCACAGGGGCCTCAGGGCCTCACAGGGCTCGATGGCGTCATCACTGACATACTGTCCACTAACAACACATGGACAGGCACTAACAACTTCAATGGCATAGTAACGACTACTGTTGGATTTATACCGACAGTTCCGGGAAGCACCAATGGTACTCATGTCGGCAACGCTGCTGGCGCTATAGTTCCGGGAGACAATGTTGTTGCCGTGGGCTGGGGTGCTGGTTATGCAACTCAGGGCGATGGCGCGGTTGCCGTGGGATACACTACTGCACTGTCGGGGCAAGGAATCGACGCTACTGCAATAGGCTCCGCGGCCGGTAATTCCTCCCAAGGGGCATATTCCGTGGCCGTGGGCCATAACGCTGGGCCTTCCAGCCAAGGTGACAACGGTATCATCATCAACGCCACGGGGCTTGCACTAGATGACGCCACGGATGATCACATCCACATAGCAACTGCTGACGGTTCTCTCGACTACCTGCAGGCGAGCGGCTGGACCGCTTCCCATGGAGCCGTGGTAGCAACCTTCCCAGCAACGACTGGTACACTAGCGCTGACAACTGATATTGTAGACCTCCTCCCTCTGGACAACACATGGACTGGGGTTAACACGTTCACAGCTGCAACCAACACGTTCGAGGGTGAGATTCACGTAGAACACTACAAGGTCCAAGCGATCCCACTGAACGGCAACGGCGCAACACCGCCTGTCGCAGCCTTTGAGAACACTGAGACTCAGACGATCACTGGAGCTGGTGACGCTCTATTCGGGCAGAGCCTACCTGAGTTCATTAAGGACACAGGGACGTACAACATCAACAGAGCTAGCATCTATGGATGTGGAGCATTGTTCTACGCAGGGGCTACTGTTAACTTCAGCGGGGCACCTGCATTCTCTAATATAGCTGGCCCGTGGAACGTGCTAAGCAGCCAATGTGTCTTTGATAAGACCACAACTTCTGCTGTTATTTTTAGCAACTTTGCGATAGACATACAGAGTACCTTCAAGAACACGGGAGGAACTGGTGCCTTCACAGGTGCTGAGTACGGCATAAACCATAGGCCGATACTAGAGACTGCCGTAGCAGGGGGAACCTTTTGCGCTCTTGTGTCTAACGTGCCTACTCTCAATGGTACAGCTACTTGTATTAACGCTCTTGGAATCTCGGTGCTTCCACGCACTGTGGCCTCGAACAACAACATAGGGTACGTTTACGCTGATGCTTCTGATTGGCCCAACGACGGCCTTGAGTATAGCTTCTACTCAAAGCGTGGTGTTCTCAAAAACTTGGCCGGTGAGGCTAACGCCACCACGATATACTCTAGTGGCGCTAATACTCTGGGCTTGGCGAACAACTACGTTATCCTCAAAAGCACAGCTACAGTTGTATTACCCGCTGTTAGTGCTGTACCCACAGGGATGACCTATAGGGTTCTTAATATAACAGGCAGCAACAGCACAGCAACGTCTGCAAGCACCATCGTAGGGGTATCTCCTGTTATGGTGACTAATACATCAAGGACGTTCATTAGTGATGGTACTGACTGGAACTGTATGAACTAATACAAATAAGGAGCCAACATGGCATCTAACGCAGCACGAAGGATGGCGGACATTGTTGACGAGATACTGTCCATAACCAATAAGACCGATAGCTCAGCTAGTATCACGCTGACAGCTAACGGAGATAGAACTTTCAACTTCCAAGTGGTCACCATGGATCATAGCGAGCAGTTTAGCTCACTCCAAGGTGTAGAGGACTACCTAGCAGCACTCAATGTTGTCATAGGTAGTGAGCCCGATAAGGCTGTGGCTAACGCCAATGTGCGAACTGCACGACAACGAAGAAGGCTAGAACAACAGGCTGCAGCAATTGCAGCGGAACTAGCCTCGATGCCATAATAGATAGCCCCCACAGAGGGGCATCTAACCCTATTGAATCTACGAGGAACACCTATGTCTCGCTTTAAGAGCAAGCCAGTGGTGGTTCGGTACGATGCCTCCCCAACCGGAGCTAAGTTCCATAGGTCACGCGCTGATACGCGCATGGTTATGGGTCCGGTGGGATCAGGCAAATCCACGATGGCGATCAACGAATTGATCATGCTAGCGGTACAGCAGGTCCCCGATAAGTGGGGTGACCGTACCTCTAAGTGGCTTATTGTACGTGAGACCTATCCACAATTACGAAACACTGTCTTTGAATCATTCAAGATGTGGTTGCGCCCCAACGGTACTACGGTCCGTTATACAGAGAGCGCACCGATGAGGATTCGATGGACGGACAGATTAGCAGACGGCACTAGGATGAACGCAGAGTTTATCTTCTTGGCAGTCAAAGATCCAAGTGACTACGAGAATGTTAAGTCATTTGAAATCACAGGGGCCTTCATAAACGAAGCTGGAGCTATGGACCACGATATTGTGGCTGTAGTTAACTCCCGCATAGGACGCTTTCCACCACCCGTGGACGCCGTTGATGAAGACAACCCTATAACGCAGACCGCACTACTGATTGATAGTAACCCACCAGATGAAGATAGCTGGATGTCTAAAGCCTTTGATAACCTTCCGCAACACTGGGAAGCATGGCAGCAGCCCGGAGCTATCCTAGAGGACCCCAAGTCCGACACTGGATGGAAGCTAAACCCTGCAGGCGAGAACTTTAAGTACCTTGGGGTAGGTCCAGAGAAATACTATCTGGATAAGGTAGGCGGCATGACACGCGAGCAGATACGTGTCCTCTTTGAAGGCAAGTTCGGAGTAACATCACACGGCAAGGCTGTGTACCGAAGGCAGTTCAATGATGATATGCACGTAAGCAACAGCAAGCTGGTAGCAGTGAAAGGACAGAAGCTATATCTTGGTTGGGACTTTGGTAAAGGTGGGGAAGCTCTCACTATAGCCCAGATGACACCCACGGGATGTATGCGCGTTCTCACCTCACTGGTAGCAGAGAACATTGGCCTGCATGACTTCGCTAAGAACATCGTGAAGCCACACATGGACAAGTATTACCCACAAGAAGAATGGCCCATGACGAGCATTATCTCCGTAGGTGACCCCAGCGGCGTTAGCTCCCATGGCCTATCCAGAGACACGCTTAACTACTTTGACGTACTGAACAATTCTAAAGACGGAGTGTTCGGCCACTGGTTCACCACTAGACCAGCCAAGTCAAACCACATTGAGCTAAGGTTAAACGCAGTCAGGCACTACTTAACGGGCACCACCACCTCAGGCACACCAGCATTCCAGCTCAACAAGAGCTGCGGTAAGCTGCGCCGTGGGTTCAACGCAGGCTACGCATACAAGCGGATGCAGGTATCAGGTGACGCGCGCTATAAGGACAAGCCTGATAAGAATGATTTCTCTCACCCACACGACAGCCTGCAGTATATCTGCCTAGAGGCTCACCCTAAGTACAACGAACTCGTGAAGCACACCAGCTTCGTAACTCGGGAGGTTGTGGATAAGGTCATCAACTACTAAGGACAAACGCATGAATGATAAAGATAGCTACAATCTGGAGTTTGCCAGAGATATGGAGGCTGATGAGCGCAGCCCAGAGCAACAAGCTCTTATACGGCGCAGCGACATTGGCGGCCAGTTGGAAACAGAAAGGTCACTAGCTGTCTCTGAGCGGAGAGCCTCTGGGGTCGATGACCGCCTTGTGCGCTCCTATCAGCTCTTTGAGGGATCACGGGACACCAATGGTGGTGAGACTTGGACCTCTGATGTTGCATCTGTCAACGTAGGATCACGGGCTTACACGAACATTGTAAGACAGATCACTAACGATGGCGCTCACCAGATAGGGGACCTGTTGTTTCCTAATGATGACCGCAACTACGGGCTAAAGCCTATAGGTATCGCGTCACCACCTTTGGCTATCGAAGGGGAGCCCGCCACGGATTCCAAGGGCAACCAGCTCGTGGATCAGGAAGGGAACCCTGTAACAAACATACAAGCGCATACTCGCCGTGTTAAGCGAGCTATGAAGAAGACTAAGCGGATGTTCACACAGTTGGACGCCGCGCTGGTAGCCGCTCGCTACCCTTCAAAGGCCCGAGAGTGCATCAAGCATGGTGCTATATACGGGGCTGGGATCTTGAAAGGTCCACTTCCAACTAAGAGCCGCAAGGGTCGTTGGGCTAAGAAGGGTGGCGGTTATGCGCTGAACAAAGATATACCTATGTACCCCAATGTCACCGTAGTGAACCCCATGGACTTCTATCCAGATGCCACGGCTATCACTATCGAAGACTGTCGCTACACTTGGGAACGTATCCCTATGCAGCCACAGGACCTTGAGAGGTCCATAGACGAGCTTAACTACAACAAGGATGCAGTACGTAGGGTGTTGGCTGGAATGCCTGTACAGGGCTCTACGGACGGCTCAGACGCCATTGATGAAGCTAAGGCACCTGTCAACAGTGAAGGCCGTGTCACCGGTCGATACCTGTGCTGGGAGCGCCATGGTGTAATGAAGCGCGAAGACCTCGAAGCGATGGACGTAAAGGTTCCAAAGGGTGAGAGGACTTACTTCAACACTATCGTAACCATGTGTGACAAGGAGATCCTTAAGGCAGTCATCGTTGAATACGAAAGTGATGACAGTCTATATAGTGTATATTGCTGGGATGAAGATCCTCTCAACATATTCGGTTATGGCATCCCATGGCTCATGCAGGACCAGCAGGCTTCTTATGTAGCCTCATGGCGCATGGCTCTGGACAACGGTGGACTATCCGCAGCACCTCAGCTACTCATTGACCGCAGTATGATTACACCGGTCGATGGTAAGTGGCAAATGCACGGTGGTAAGGAATGGTACATTAAGGAAAACAATTACGAAGTAGGAAGTGCATCTGCACCATTCCAGGTTGTAGAGATCAAGCAGAACCTTGCTGAGATCTTTGTGATGATGGATAGAAGTGTAGCAGACGCCTACGAAGTTACTGGTGTGACTCGTGTGGACAACCAAGGTGGACTGGACAATACCCCAGTTACCCTAGGAGCCACTCAGATCCTCCAGAACAACAGCACAGTATCCCGTAGGGGCCAAGCGCGAAGGTGGGATGATCGTATTACACTTGGTCTTGTCACTCGTTTTTATGACTACTTTATGCAGTTTGATGAGAACGAGGACAACAAAGCAAACATGGAGGTTGAACCTAGAGGAGCTACAGTATTACTGGCGAAAGAACTTACCGCAACGAACACTATCCAGTTGTTTCAAATGACTGGTGGTGGGGAAGCAGCAGGAGCTAAGGGGATAGAAATCCTCCGTGGTCTTGAGGCGGCGATGCAGATCCCAGCAGGTACATACGTAGAGTCTATGGAAGAACAAGCAGCGCGCGAACAGCAAGAAGCAGAAGCAGCGGAAGCAGGCGATGTGCCTGATCCAATGGTAGCTATTGAGGAACGCAAGATCGAAGTAATGGAAGCCGAAGTAGAACTCAAGATGGCTCGTGATAAGTTTAACGAGATGGTTGAGATGAACAAGGCTGAAATGGATGCACAGAGATTCCAGTTAGAAGATGCCCTCGCTATGAACATGAGCGACCAGCAGACTCAAGCTAGACTCGATGGCTACAACACGAAGATGGCTGAGTTAGAAGCTAAGAGAGCTGCCAGTATGGAAGCCCTACAGACTACTAACCAGACTAATCGTGACATAGCTGCAGCTAAGGTCGGCGGTGACGGTTCAATCAAGGCACGAGAGAGCGACATTAAAGAGCGCGAAGTAGCCAACAAAGAACGCGAAATGTCCTACAAAGAGAGGACAGGGAATCAAGGTATATGAACGCCTACGACTACCCAACTATAATGATAGCGCTAAACAGTGCGATTGACGAGAGACTAGAGGTGCTTAACAGTGCCTGCTATAACCTCAAGGCTGATCATAATCAGACTACAATCGCTCGCGCTCAGCGAATACAACTCACGGCGGTCAAGGACTTCATAGAACAGAAGACCAAGACACTCTGATAATTACTCCCCTCTCTACGGACTGGGGAACAACGAGGGTTACACATGAACAACGATACTCAACAGGAAAGCGCTTCAGAATACGACAAGGAATGGGAACTCGAAGATGACAACCCATCACCATCATCGAAAGACTCAAGCGTAGACCAACAGACTTCAGAATCAGACGACCAATTTGAGGATGAAGCTCCCCTAAGCCAAGAGGCTCCCCCAGCACCAGACGACACTAACCCAGCGGTGGGTGAAGACGTGGACGTATGGGCAGACGCATCTGAGGCTCAGAAGGAAGCATACCAACGTGCTGAGAATGAGAAGGTGTCGGCAGACAACAGAGCAAAGCTCAACGCTGATAAGTTAGCGGAGCGTGGACGAGAGTTAAAGGCACTTCGAGATGAAACACTTGAGCTGCGAGAGACCCATAGGACACGCACAGAGTTTGAAACAGAGCATGAAGTCTATGCCCGAGATGTGGATCAGATGATCCAACAGCGGCTAGACGAGAGGCTCCCTGTGCAACCAGAGGAAGCATCAGCGGATGTAGATCAACAGACATTCGATGTTATTACAAACGCACACCCTAGAGCGGGTGATATGTACAACTCTGATAGCATGAAGACCTTACTCGAAGAAGACCCAGTGATGAAGATCAATGGGAAAGCAGTGTTGTTCAGTGAAACCCTGCACAGCAACGATCCAGCAGACGTAGTTACGGCTCTGGACTATTACAAATCCATCCACTCTGTAGACTCCAAGGCTCCACAGGACGGACTAGAAGCGATGCAACCCAACACCTCTCGGGGCAACAAGGTTGATATGCGTACGTCCAGTCAGATGACCGAAGCGGAGAACTACGATCAAGAGTGGGAACTCGATGATGATTAAACAAGGAGCCTATCATGGCTGATCCAACTCCCTATACAGTAACCAACTGGGGCACAATTGCTGCCAAACTGGAAAAGCAAGCACTGCGTCACGCGCAGCCTACTCTTGTACTCTCAATGGGTGCTAAGAAGTTCTCACTGCCACAGAACAACACGAAGACACTCCGGTGTCGTCAGAATGTTCCTTACGCAGCTGCAACTACTGCACTCACCGAAGGCACCGCGCCTTCCGCTACTGCTCACACATACGTAGAAGTCGATTTGGCTCTCTTACAGTATGGCGCGTTCACTCGTGTCACTGACGTATTGGTTGATCTGCACACTACTCCGGTACTGAGCGACATCAACATGCTTAACGCTGAGCAAGCTGCTAAGACTAAAGAATCTCTGTTATGGGGTATTCTTCAGGGCGCTACCGTCACTTACTGGTCAGGTGGAACTTCCACTGTAACAGTTGATGAAGCTCTTACTCTGAACCTGCAGCACAAAGCTGTCCGTACTTTGAACGCTAACAAAGCTAAGAAGTTCACCAGCATCGTAACTGGTGGTGTTAAGCAGGGAACTTTCCCTGTCGAAGCATCTTACATTGCCTTCGCTCACACTGATCAGGAAGCTGACATCCGTGGCATCTCTGGATTCGTTCCAGTTGCCCGTTACGGTAGCCAGAAGCCCGTTCACGAGATGGAGCTGGGAACAGTTGACTCTGTACGTTATGTACTGTCTGCTGACCTTGCGCCACAACAGGCTGCTGGAGCTGCTGTCGCTGCCACTGGCATGATTGCTGATAACGCAACTAACATTGACGTTTACTCAACAATCTTTATCGGTATGGACGCATACGGTTGCTTGAACCTCGCTGGTAAAGGTGTGTTCACTCCCGTAGTCGTACCAGTCGGTCAACCTTCAATCTCTGATCCCTTGGGTCAGCAGGGTTCTGTTGGTTGGAAGATGTACAGTGCTGAAACCATTCTTAACAGCGACTGGATCGTTGTCGTAGAATGTGGTGCTACTGATTAGTAGTTAACCTTTGACGGAGCTGCCCATTGGGGGTGGCTCCTTCTTTAATAAGGAGAAATCATGGCGTCTAAAAAGAAGGCCACAAATAAAGATACTACTAAACTTCCCAAGCGAGGTGGTAGAGCAAGCACCAGTGCTAAGAGTAAGAAAACTAAACCCAGTTATTGAACCAAATATTGGACGAGGATATATTATGTCTACACCAAAGATTAAAGACCTCAATCAGAATTCAGTCTACGAAGCATCAAGCTCAGAGATAAGAGCTTATGGACTCGCAGAGTGTGGTATTGAGTTTTCAGAAGACGCATCCCGTGACACGATGATCAATGAAGTTGTCGCTGCCCGTGGTTGGATGCTCAAGGACCGTGAAGAAGGCGCTACGCACGTAGAGCTTATCATTGCCCGTGAGCCTGGGGTGACAGGGAACTTTCCCTATCGCGGCGGAGCTAACGGCGAGATGTTTTCCATCAAGAGAGATGAGAAAGTCATCATACCCATGAAGTTCTATGAGGCCATTAGGTCTTCACAGAACAGAGCAGGGTACACATTACAGACACTGACGGATATGGGTGAAGTAGACCCATCCGAGAAGCGCATCCCCAAGAGCGGTGTGCCCATCTCTATCATCCGCTTTATTACTAAGTAAGGAATCTTATGAACTACCTTCAACTCGTTAACGACTTTATGATAGAAACAGATATGGACGACCAAATAGTAACTGTCACAGGTCAGATTGATGACGGGCTGAAGGCAACCATTTGGATTCGTGACGCATGGTTGCAGATACAGCGCAACGAGCAGTGGGACTTCCTCTGGTATGAGGGCTCACTAGCTACAGTAGCATCACAATCAACATACGTTTACACGGACATCACCACTGACGACCTCCAGAGGGGCTCCTTAAGGCTCCCAGCTGAGTCTAAGTACATCCATGAGTTCGACATAGAGGCTATACGCTTCGACACAGCCACGGGCAGCCCCTCTAAGGTGGCTTTCTTACCCAATGGCTCCCTTGTGTTCAGTCCTATACCTGACGCAGTGTACACAATCACAGCTGATTGCTACGCACTGCCTGTCACTCTGACTTTAGACACTGATGTACCTTCATTGGACACTCAGTTTCACAAGGCTATCGTGTGGCTTGCCATTAGCAACTACGCTAGAGAGCAGGGACAAGAGTGGGCTGGTCTATATGTCACAGCTAACCGTGAGTTCAATCAAATATATAGTACAATGACTAACCGGTACATGCCTCGCATGGAGCCTAAGGTCGGGTTGACTAACTAAGGAATCATTATGGATCAGTACGTAGAATTATCAGGCGGATTAGACCTTGAGACACCTCCGGTTACCGCTGGCGCAGGTACGGCACTGCTTGTTGAGAACGTATACGAGTCCGTAAAGGGTGGATACACCACAATAGCAGGCTACGAGCGCTTCGATGGGCAGGATAAGCCCTCTAATGAAGCATACTACCATACCGTGTGGGAGCTTCTCGCGCTGGGTGGCGGTATGTCACTCGCCTTAGACTCTGTTGTTGGTGACGCTGTTACCATAGACGGTAACGTGGGTGAGATACTCTACTCTATAGACAACGCAGTGGATGAGATAGCCGTGCTGTTCAAAGGGGACGGTACAGGGGCCCCTCTGATCGCTGACTATCCAATAACTATCACTACCACTGGTGGCTCTACATACAACCTAGTTCACATGATAGCTCAGGGCGGCCCTACGCAGTCCTATGAGACACAGACAAGGGATGAATACATACTGGTCCCACAGAACATACAGCGCGCAAAGATCCTGCAGCCCGCAGGGGACTCCATAGTTAAGGGTGTACACCTACTGACCAATGGTGACGTGCTGGCCTTCAGGGACAATGGGGCTGACTCACAGTGCTTTAGGCAGTACACAAACACTCCGGGGTGGAACTTAGCTGAAGAAGCTGAGATATACTCGGTGACCGTAGCCACTGCAGCACGAGCTGTGGTTGGTGATACATTCCACACGGGCGCACAGGTAGTTATGGGTGTGTTCGACTTGGTTGTGGACGGTGTACCTACTAACGTGGCTACACAAGCTATGTACGTAGTGAAGAATACAGCGGCGGCCCTAACAGGAGGGGCACCCTTAGTCACTGACGTGGGCGCTCTCAACCGTGGAGCTATTATTGCGCTCTACCCATGGACCTTCTTAGCGGCAGGCACAATGTCGCTGATTAACTTCAACTTCTACGCAGGACTGACGACTGACAGGGCGTACTTCGCTGATGGGATTAACCCTCCGATGTACTATGACCCGATACAGCACGTAGTAGTGCCCATCTTCACCAGCTACAACGAGCAGAATGATGTAGCGGCACACGTAGCTGAGTTTCAGGGCAGACTGTTAGCAACGACAACCTATGGTGGCTTCATAACATCAGTTACAGGAACACCAGACCTCATTGATGGCACCTTAGGGTCCATTGAAGTAGGTGTAGGTGGCATCATAACGGCATTCTCTAAGGTTAGCGCTAACCTACTGGCTGTGTTCACAAACAGGCAGACATGGGGCCTAGAGGGCACCACAGTGGCTACATGGCAGTTCCGCTTACTGACTGATAGCAGTGGCGCTAAGCCCTATACGGTCACCAAGCTCGATCAGGTGTTCGCAGGGGACGATGTGGGCATAGTCCAGATAAGCAGGACGGATACCTTAGGTGGTATGCAGTCATCTACTATCACGAACAACATGCAGGAGCTGTATGCTGACCTAGCGAAAGGAATTAGCTGCTCTACTAGCCTCAGGGCTAAGGAACAGATGCGGTACTTCTTCGATAAGGAAGCCGTAGTGGCCTCTAGGATAGCCTACCAGTCAGCTAACGGTAACGACACTGTACGCTATGGTATGTCAACCCTCAAGCTGGACCACACGGTACTCTGTGTGACCACAGGTGAGGACTTCTATGGAGTCGAAAGGACCTACTTTGGTAGTAATGACGGCTACGTATATGAGATGGACATAGGCACTACCTTTGATGGTCAGTCTATAGACAGCACAGTGAAGCTGGCGTACAACCACAACGGTGGTACTGCAGTTAAGAAGCGCTATGAAGGTATCACAGTGGAAGCTAGAGCTAATAGCCCCACTACGGTACAGGTTTGGCACTCTCTTAACGATGGTAATAAGACCTACAACTCTAGGGACCTTTACTACCAGAACGGTGGCACATCCCTGTACAACAAGGCGCTATACGGCGTAGCTTTATTCAACGCAGAACGTCTGGGTAGGGTGAAGGCTAAGCTGAAGGGCACTGGCTACAACATACAGATAATATTCAACCGTGACAGCACCACTGAGGAGCAGGTCACGCTCACTGGGTATTCAATGCGATACACGCCGAGAGGCAAGGTAACCTTATAATGACCGACTTACTAATCCCTGCGACAGACTTCTCAGCGTCTACTGTCGTTGATGCGTCAGAGCTTAACCTCGTTCAAACAGAGGTGAACGTCGCAGCTGCAAAGATAGGCGCTCAGAGAACTGACAACATCCAAGGGGTTGAAGGTACATTCGCCTGTGGTACATCCACGGAGGTTGAACATGTAATCAACAAGGCTTACTTTGACGCCAATTCAGGTGGAGGTGTTGGTGGCGTAGGGACGGCCCTTGATGCCCTAGAGGCGCGCGTGGCTGTCTTCGAGACCTACTCACTTACAGAGACAATAATCTTAAGTGACTGGCCGTACCTCAGTGGTAGGAACATCTGCATAGATCCCGTGTCAGGTAACGATATGTACATAAGCCTAGGTGGGCACTCAGCGATACACGCTGGCCCAGCTGGCGGTACAACAATCGGAGAGACCCTTAGGCACTACCAAAAGAGTGGTGGCTACTGGTACGCCAACGTAGCTGGAGACATAGCTGCAGGGGCTAGCATATATTCCAACAAGGGCCATCCTAAGCTAGCCGGTAATGACCTAGTGTACTCAATGCCAACCTCATTCTACTTCTCATCGTACTCCAAGGTGTTGAACTTTATAGGTGAGAGAGGGGTTTCCGCTGGTAATCCAGCAGAGGTCTGTCGGATACCGGCCTCGGTGCCAACCGTATCCACCTACCAACTGGCTAGAGGCTGCGCCATTTCTGCCTCTGGAACCTATGCGGCCATGGGATACACTAACAACTCATCCTCAGGTCCTACGCTCTACGTTGACGTGTTTAAGACTGATGTGGGCTCTGGGTGGATATTCCAGAATGTAGTTATTGACGCCACCACGACTGAGAGTTCCACAAAGAACTGGGACTCTCTCGTATTGTGCATGAATGACGACTACATAGTAACAGGCACACCCAAGCACAATGTTAACAAGGGCTACGCTCAGGTGCTGAAGCGCACTGGGGCTACATGGGCGCTGTCACAGACGCTACTGGATTCCTCTGGAAGCGCACTAGACTGGTTCGGCAACGGCGCTAACTTTGAGGACGCCACTACGCTGCACATATCCAATAAGACTGGGGAGACTATCACGTACACTGAGTCAGGTGGAACGTGGACCCAATCTAATAAGATAACACTGGCAACTAGGCTCCTCGCTGACAACAGAAGGAACAGGGCTGGATCATGGGGATCAACCCATGTGTGGTGCAACACCCCGCCATCAGACACTACAGTTGGTACAGTAGTTCTCTATGGCTCTGGTAGCAGCTACTCATTCGACTCGCCTGTGGCTCCTGATGGAGACTCAACAACACGCTGGGCCCCTTGGGCACCCACGGGCACACCTGGAGATGAGCAGCCAATGGCATTCGAGGGCGGCACACTAGCTGTCTCTTGGGTTATGATGGACTCTAGGACGTCTGCTAACAACATGTACATAGAGAATGGTAGCTCAACATACATTACAATTTACAATTAAGGAGGCCTTATGGCTGCAATATTTTCGGTCTACAAGGTCTTCAGACCCGCAACAACTATACTCGCAGACGACTGGACGCAGATGCAACTCGCTCTGGTCGCTGCATTCAACAAGATAGGCACAGCTAGGAGTGATGCGGAGCTGGGCGTTGATTCAGCCTTCGCCTGCGCTGAGCCAACAGCCGCAACTCACGCCGTCACGCTTAACTACTTCAACACCAACACGGGCACATCCACTCAGGCTGCCATTGACGCCCTTGAGGTGCGCGTAGCTGCGCTAGAGGCAGGGTGATGAAGGATACCGTAGCTCAGGTGAGCAACGGAGTCGTCTATGGTGTATCAGCTGGAGCCCTACTTGGGGTCCCACTAGAGAGCTGGATGATGGGTGGCACTATACTGCTACTAATTATGAACCTAACGTACACAGCCGGTCGCCTCTGGGCCCAGCATAAGGAGAGAAAGAATGGCAGTAACATCGAGAACTAATTACGGCGGGGCCATGGGTGATGCCCTACGCGCCGCTAGTGGCAATTCTGGCTCACCCATGGCAAAAGCCATTCAGGCAAAGCTAGACATACAGGGCCAAGGTGACGGAATTACGATGCGCGACAGCACCTCCCGTGGAACCACTGCAGAGAACGGTGGCGTACCCACTATGGACAGCGCAGAGCTGTACACTGTAGATCCAGAAAATGAGATGGTGAAGTCGCACCTAGACAAGTACACCAACATGAACGACCCCCTGATGAAGCGCATAGCTCAGAAGGGTAGGGATGAAACAGCAGGCCGTGGTATGTCTAACAGCTCCTTAGGCGCACAGAGTGCCATGGGTGCAGTGTTGGATAAGGCTGGCGAGTGGGCAACTACTGACGCTGCAGCATATAAGGACCGCAAAACTGAGTCCATGCGAGCAGTAACAAGTAAGTACGGCACTGACGTTAGCGCTGACGCTTCTAAATACGCCTCTGAGATGGGCCTTGCAGGTTCCAAGTCAGCTGCCTTAGCTAGTGTTCGATCCTCAGAGTTAGCAGCAACAGCACAGGTTAAGTCTACAAAGATCTCTAGTGCGGCACAGGTTAAGGCCGCTGGCATTAACGCAGCAGCTTCAATTGCGTCCTCACGGATCTCTGCTAACGCTCAGATTCGTGCTCAGTCTATCGCAGCTACTTCCAATCAGAAGATCGCAGCAGCGGCTGAAGCTAACAAGCTAATTGGTCATAAGGTTAATCTGGTGTCTTCTGTCCTTGACTACACTTCACAGCAGAATATCGCAAAGATACGCTCAGATGATCTAAGCAAAGGAAACAAGGCTACTGCCTACTCCTCTAACCAAGGGGCCTTTATGACCGGTGTTGCTAACATAGATCAGACAGCCAGTGGCCCTACGCAGCAAGAGCAGTACAATCGCCTTGAGACTGTATACAACTCAGGGCAGAACGCTATCAAAGCATGGAGTTGAGATGCAATTAGTCGCAGCGCTACCCAGTAGGATCCCTGAGATACAGAAGCTAATCATGGCTTCCCTTAGGGAGCAGACGTCCGCTACCATTGATGAGGACGCTGTGAACCAGTACGTGTCCCGCATGGTACGTGATGATCACCAGCTGTGTGTAGTAGCCTGCGTCAATGGGAAGTCCAAAGGTGTGGTCATTGGTGAGGTGGGTGGACACCCCTTCGCTAAGGGCCTTATCGCTGAGGACTCTTTCATCTACGTTAAGCCAGCCTTCAGGACACCTGAGGCCATGCAGGATCTAACCGAGTGCTACGCCTTTTGGTGTATGCGTATACCAAATCTAATAGTATCTACACTTGGCAGCAGCCAGTTCGGTACTGCACAGTCCGTTGCACCAGTCGCTGAACGCGAAGGGTATACGGCGTGTACCACATACATTAAGGAGCATAGCTGATGGGATTCTTTTCTAAGCTAAAGAAGAAGATCAAGAAAGTATTCAAGAAGGTAGTAAAGGTAGTCAAGAAGGTCGTCAAGTCTAAGATATTCAAAGCCATTGTCATAGCGGCACTGGTTATATACACAGCAGGGGCAGTGTCTGGGGCCTTAGCGGCTTCTCAGGCGGCGGCTGCCACAACAGCATCAATGACGGCAGCTGGGCTAGCACCAGCCACTGTGGCCCCTATGGCTCTAGCTGGTGGTGGTATGAGCGCTGGTGTTTCAGGTGTGGCAGCTGGTATGGGTGCTGCCACAGGCGCCATAGGCACTATAGCATCAGCAGGATCAGCGATTGCTGGAGCAGCCACAGCCAACCCCTTAGTCACCTCAGCGCTTCTCACCACTGGTGGGCAGATGCTTTCAGGTTACGCAGGAGCTAAGGCTGAAGAAGAAGCTGACGAGAAAGAGCGCGAACGCCTAGACAAGAACGGCTCATACAAGTTACGTATGCAGGGCCGTGACGGAGAAGGTAGTCAGTCTACATCATCTTCCGGTGATGGCGGTGTACAGAATGACTCAGGTAATGTATCTACGGATGCTGGTGGCAACACTGAGTACAGAAACACACCCGTCCAGAACCTTTCCAACGTAGAGAAGATGGAGGGTAAGACTTACTACGACTCCTCCACTAACTCATACAAGGAACGCTAAGATGAGCTTACTAGCACGTATATCGGAGTCCCAAGGGGCTGCGAAGGATGAAAAGAACAACGCCAACGTGGACGCTAAGGTTGAGGCTACTAAGCCTGATGCAGGTCAGGTAGCAGCTGAGGGCCGTAACGCCTACAGCCAAGCCGTAACTGAAGGGGCTGATGAAGAACTCACCGATGAAGCTGCAGGCCCTGAGGAGCAGGCTAAGTTCACTGAAGTAGAGAAGGCTATGGCAGAGAAGGTATACGGTCAGGCAGCCAGCGGTGAGATTGTTAAGGCCATACAGGCTGGCGGTGATGTTGTTAAGAACGTAGGCTCTTTGGCTAACCAACTGGTCAACACATTGCGAGAGGAGTTTGGTGACTTTGAAGACGAGCTGCACATGGCCCTCATTGAGACCGCCGTGGAGCAGATGGTTGACTTAGCTGAGTCGGCTGACGACACCATCCAACTTAACGACGACCAGATGGCTGAGGCATTCTCCATCGCTGTCACTGACTTCACTAGGGACAACCCAGAAGCTGTCGATAACGAAGCGATGCAGGGATTCTCCATGGGAGCAGCACCAGCACAGACCGGTGGACGACCTAACGCTGAAGTCACCAACCAGAATCAGGGCGCACAGCCCACGGAAGACCAAGCGATTACAGCAGGCAGCGCCGAAGTACAGGGCCAACCGGCTCCAATAGAGAGGTTATAACATGGCTAACTGGGCAGCAATAGGTGCATTAGGCACCGCAGCACAAGGCGCTGGGAATTACTTTGGACAAGTTAACGCCCAGAAGGTAAAGGATGAGAGGTTGGCGCAGGCCCGTGGTGAGTTCATTGCGGACCGTGATCACCAAGACAAAAGGGCAGACCAGAAGGTTATAGATGATCGAGAGTTCCAAGCGAATCAGAAGGTCATAGATGCCGAAACAACAAGAGACTTAAGGGCTAGCAATAAGCAGCTAGACCATGACTTTGGCGTAGCCAATCCTACTGACGTGGGCTCACCTATTAAGGGTAAGGATGGGAACTTCTACCAGAAGGATTCCAATGGTGACCTTAGGGATCTAGGCGTTGACTGGGACCCCGGCGAAGGAGTGCCGCAGGAACTTAAGATAGCCCAAAAGATGCGTAAGGACATCCAAGATGTTGATAAGCGAATTGGGTACAGTGAGGCTAAGCTGGGATACAATAAGCTAGTGTGGGCATCGAAGCAGGAGAACGCTATCTCTGACCATGGAATGGTGTTCTACACTATGAAGGCCCTCGATCCCGGATCTACTGTACGTGAAGGCGAATTTAAATCCCTGCAAGAAGCTAGGGAATGGTTTGCTGACTACGGCGCACAACCGGGAAACGAAGGTTGGTCACTACCCGCACCAATTGCCTCTATGCTGCAGAAGTCGCAGGGCAAGGGTGTACTGTTACCAGAACAGAGAAAGCAGATGGTTGAGCTGGCTGCGAACGGATTCAGAGCTATTGAAGATGACTTCAAGAACAGGATGAGTCCTTTTGAAGCACAGATCAATGCCCATCGTATCCCTAGGGACCAGACTGGTATTGATTCATTCGACATAGGGTCCTCTTGGATTGAGGATGAGCCTGCACCAGACGCGAAACCATCCTTTAACTCACTAGAGGAGTTCTTGGCATGGGAGGCAGCTAACCAAGGAGGCACACCATGACACCTGAAGAACGCTGGGCAGCGCACGAGGCTCAGGCCCGATGGGATGCACACGAGCAGAACCGTCAGGCTACTGCTGCCATTGAAGAAGAAGAAGTGGCATCCCTTGACGCACCACCTGAGGAGTATGTCAGCGAAGCGCCAGTGCTTGACGCTACTGACGTTAGATTCCAAGAGGCTACATTACGCAACATAGGTGAAGGCGCACAGAAAACGTGGGGTGCCGTTAAGGACCTCGCTTATCGTGGCGATGAGATGATCCAAGGGTGGGCAGGTAATGACTCCGTGGATCACACTGACGCACTGTCAGGTATCCTTAGGGACAATGCTGACCGTGCGCGTAGCCTGTCTGCTATCAATGAGAAGTTCCCTGTAGAGGCTGCCGTTGGTGGCTTCGTAGGAGAGACAGCAGCCTTAGCACCCATAGGTCTAATAGGCCGTGGTGGCTCTATGATATACCAAGGTGGCAAGGCCGCTATATCTAAGCTCGGTAGGTTCGGGACTGGTGCAGCTGAAGGTGCTGCCACTGGCTTCGTAGGGACCCAAGGAGACATGGGGGACCGCCTGATGGGCGCTGGTATTGAAGGAGCGCTTGGTGGCACCTTAGAAGTCGGAATGGGTTCTATCGGTGACGCGGTTGCTAACCGTGGTCGCGGTGGTATGCGTGATAACTACGTCGAAGGTGGCGTGGCTAAGCACGAGAAGACAGTAGCTGATGAGATAGCACGTACACAGAAAGAAGCTGGGTACACTAAGTCTTATGGTGACGTTGTGCAGGACCAAGGGTCGTTTGACATTAGGGACACTGGACGTAACGTACAGGGTGATAACACTGTAGCTGACTTTGAAGCCAAGCAGGAAGCTGACATTAACCTAAGGGCACAGGCACTAGCTGAGTCCACTGGGGGCTCCCAGCGTACACCTAACCAACTCGGTGATGGTATGCAGGATACCTTAGGGGCTGAGCGACAGCTTGACCTAGACACTGTGGACGCTAACTACGACAAGTGGCGAGCATCCCATGGTGGGAACGTCCGGATAGATACCGGAGGCTCCAATGGTGACGGCCTGTTCGATAGGTTTGCTGCCCTGAAGGTTGGAGACAAGCAGCAGAAGTTTGTCGACAGCACTCTAAAGGATCTCTTTGAGCGTAAAGGACTGGCACCAGATAAGTCTCTTAGTGTCGATGAGGTGGAAGACATCATCATTGACCTTAACAGCTACTGGTCCAAGCTAGATCCAGATGGAACCAATGGTGTCATCAGGGACTACAAGAAAGTATTAGATGAGTACGTAGTAGAAGGCTTTGGTGACGTATCACGGCTGCCTGCTAATCATCCTGTACGCTTGGGTAAGGAAGCCCGTGAAACTAAACGTGCCATGCACGAGAAGTGGGACGCGGACAAGACCACTACCAAGATCTCCGATAAGAACCAAGCAGGTGCTTACGAGAACACTGGACTGTGGAGCCTTAACCAGCTGAGGACCAAGGGTAACCATAAGGAGATGCGCGCAGCTAAGCTACAGATGGAGAAGACTCCCCAAGGTAAGAAGGACTGGGATGACTTCGCAGCGACTGAGTTGTTTGAGGCATTGGAAGCGGCCAAGCGGACTGATCACGTAGCAGCTAACACAGCTGGTAACGGTGTTGAGAACGTGGGTACTAAGCAGTACAACGCTAGGTTCAGCAAGCTAGATACAGAAGCTCAGGATATAGTCTTCGGTAAGAAGAAGGCTGATGAGATTAGGAATGCTATTGAGGCTTGGAGTCAACGTGGTAGACAGACAGGCACCAGAGGCGACCCGACTAAAGAGGGAAGCGGACGGTCCCGTAACATACTACAGGGCGCGGTACGTTTAGCAGCGACCGGGAGCGCTGGCGGTAAGCTACTTGCACTGATACCTACCATTGGTACTGTGGTTAGTAGGATGGCTGACAAGAGGTTGGTCAAAGACTTTACCGAGAATGCCATGGGTCGTATGACCAAGACCCAACGTAAGGACTACATCGTTAAGCTAAAGGAGGAGTTCGATAAGACCTTCGCACCTGAGGTTGTCGAGAAGTACGGGCAGCAGTTTAACCTCATGCTGAGGGAAGCCCTGCTGGATGAGGAGGATAACAATGCTACACCTACTGCTCCTATGGAGTCTCCTGCTGGGGGAAAGACACAGCCGTAGAGGCACCTATAGATGAGAACACGGTTGAGCTGAGCAACGACTACGCTGGTAACCCCAGTGCTAGTCTGAGCCCAGGTTTTGACCGTAGCTCTAAGGCCCCTACGGCTCCCAAGTGGAAGACGCTAACAGGTAAGAAAGAGTTAGCAGCAGCTACCTACTACGGTAAGGACGCCATAGCTAAGGTAGAACAGATGGAAGGACGTACGCTGACACTCGCTGAGAAGCGCGTGGTTGAAGAAGAAGCCTATGTGGATGGTATCTATATGGACACCAAGAACATAGCTACAGCAGGCGTAGGACAGACAGGGGACTATCAGGATATGTCCTTTGACGAGACCTTCAAGGCGCACGAGGATCAGGCTAAGGGATACTTCAAGGACTGGGACACCTATCCAGAGGACCTACAGGCTGAACTTATTGTCCTAGCATACAGGGGAGACCTTGGGTGGAGTAAGGACACGCGTGAACACATCATAGCAGGACGGTGGAAGGAGGCTAGTGTTGAACTACTGGACAACGATGACTACCGCGCAAGTAAGAAGGGGAACGGTGCGATAGCTGGACGGCTCGAAGATGGAGCCAGAATGTTAGCAAAGCACGGACGACGAGTGAAGATGAAGCCCTAAAGTTTTGGGGTGGTGGGCTTCCTCGGGTTCGCCATTCTATTTTTATCGAAAAAACAGATGAGGGTTTAGGCCCCATCTGTCTTTCGCTCATTCATATATATGCGTAGATCCCTGCGGGCAACGTACACCCACCGGCCTCCATACAGGAAGCACAGTCCTACCATACCCCAGCTGTCAGTCATGTACGCAGAGTAGAACCAGAAGGGTTGAGCTAGCAGCCCAAAGGGAGCCGCCAGTCTTCGTACCTTGTAGTCCATGTGCGTTGTCATCATAGCTGTAGTGATCCCGCACAGTATGATCATAGCTTGCACTAGGAACATCAGGTCGAACACTGGCATCTCATTACTCCTCGTCTTTAGGAACCAGCTTCAGCACCTTAACATCCAGCACCTCATCCTCTATTTCCTCAGCCATGTGTTCAGCTATTATGTCACCTATGGTCTGGTAGGTCATGCCCTCTAGCTCTATCTCCACCTCATCCTCATCCTCTCCCTGCTGGATCAACTCCCACCAGCTCATCAGTACGTCCGTGGCCTTGCCCTTCACTGTGATCCCCTCGGGGAACATCGTAGTGATCATCAGGCTCTTGGTCTTGGGCGCACTGGTGTCCGGTATGATGCACATGATGGTGGCACTATGTATAGCACCTATACCATCGTCTAACTCAATCCACATCAGTGGGGATATGTCTGTATCAGGCAGCTTCATTTCCTTCTCCTTACGCATACTAAAGCGATCAGTGCTGACGCAAACAGCCACATGGCCGCGGGCAGGGGAACTGCGCTTACGTCAGGTGTCTCTATCACGGGGCAGTGGGGGTTGCCTGTGTGCTGTCCGTTCTCGCACACTGCGGGAGGTAGGATCTTGTCAGGCTTGTCCTTGTGCTTAACGTCATCGGGGTGAGTCCAATACTGCATCTCAGGGAACATATTAACTATATGCTCCTGCTGTGGGACGATGGAGCTAAGGTCTGGCTCGAAGTAGTTGTCCGGTGTGGGGTTCATGCCGCTCATAACATCTCCTTAAGTACACCAGCGGCAGGGCCGTTGTGTCTATCATCAACTAGGGACCCTTGGGCCTTGCTATCCATCAGCAGGGCACAGCAGGCTGCTACGTGAGCCAAGTGGCATACGCCAGAGTCTTCAGCTACATCCTCACCATCTTGGTAAGCGTACAGGTGACGCAGGATAGCACCAACGTATGTAGATACATTGATAGGCTCCTCACGCCAGTTGTAAGCTCCGTACTTGGCCGCTCCGTCCTTTAAAGCGTAAGCCACCCCAATGCTAAGGGCTGGCGGAACGAGGTGGAGAGGGGCCTTTAAGGAGCCCACACGAGCCTTAGGGTTCCCGCTGCCATCGAACTTAGCAACCTTGCGACCACCCTTGTAGAAGCCCTCCTTGAACGGGGACCTATCCTGATACCACTCACGGCTACCTACCGGTGCCTGCTGGCTGCGGCTAGCTCTGGTCCACTCAGGGTCAGGCACCTTAGCATTGATCATTGCTCGCACTGAGTCCCACTCATCAGGGGTTGGGTCATTTAAACTCATAGCATATCCTCCGGTGTCCACAGGATCACTTCACCTGTGCGCTCGTTGTAGTGGTCAGCTGTCAGTATGCGCGCACAACGTGCCTGCACTAACGCCTCGTCTTCGCCCTCTCCTATGCTCCCATAGGCTTCCAACACTAGGTCCCATAGCTCATCTGCATCAGCTACCAAGACTTCCTGTGCGAACAGGCTCTTAGGTCCAACGCCTGCTGCGCCCTTGTATCCATCCGTGGAGTCACCAACGATGGTCTGGAAGCATAGAAACTGGTCAGCCTGTAGCTTAGTGATCTCTATCTCACCTACCTCTGGTCTGTGGGGAGCGTACAGGGAACCAGCTATGGTCCTCAGGTCCTTGTCCTCACTGATGATGATGGTGTCCATGTGGTTACCCTGCAGGATACCCAGCACGTCGTCACCCTCTAGGCCTAGGCGCACGTCCGTGTGATAGTTGAGCGCCATGTAGTCCTTCATGGACTGAAGCATCTCAGGTCTACGGTCTACTGTACCGGCTCGGTTGCCCTTGTAAGTAGGAAGTATATCCTTGCGGAAGTTCTTCTGCTTGCAGGTCAGTGCCAGTATAGACCTAGTGCTACCTGTCATTGCCATTAGCTTATCTATCATCTCATCCACATCAGCCTGCGCCTCGGACAGATCACCAACAGTGCGTCCAAAATCCGTCCAAGTCTCATGGCGAGCGGCAGCCTGAAAGGCTACTATGTCTGCATCTATTAGTGCTGTTCTCATACTATGTACTCCTAAGTTACTAAGGCTTCTTCTATCCAATCGTGATAGAGACACATGGGTGCGCGCTGGAACCAGTCCTGCGGGCGGAAGAAAGTAGACTGAGGCTTAAGCTCAAGTTCACCACCTTCAGTTATGTACCGGCTGCATCCACCCTTGGTATTCCATAGGCGCAACGGTAGCTTAGCTGACCAGTCACCTACTACTTCCCATCGGGTCCACATGCAGGCATCATCCACCTGCTCCAGCAGCAGATCACCACCAGCATTGGGAGACCCAAAGGTGATCAGTGTGGCAGGCATGAATGAAGCAGCTGCTAGCTGAGCCAGCTGGCCCCCAGTGCCATGGCCGCAGAACATCCACGGCTTAGACTTACCGTCATCCTGTGCCTGCGTGTAGTGGATGGTGTTGACCGCAGAGAATGCCGCGGGGCTCACGTAGGTCCACTTGTCCATCAGGTCTTCAGCTATCTGGTACGGGTTGAACTTGCTCTCCACAGGGGCGTCCTTAACGGACTGCAGGATCTGCTGAAAGGTAACCTTACCTAAGTCCTGTGTCATCTGGAAGACGGCCACGTTGTGGCTCGGTGTGTCTCCCACGTAGACCCTGACGCCTTCCATGTCTACGGACTCGATGTGGTTATCCATCAGGTTCCCTAGGCGCTCAATGGGTTGGTCATCTGCAGCTGCCATACAAAGGCGCGCTGCGTAATAGTCCAGTCTAATGTTCTGCATCATACAGCTCCTAAGCTAACGATTATTGTTACCAGTGACACGAAGATTATCGCTGTCACCACGGAACACACGAGGCATTCCGTCACTACTTGAACCTTCTTATGAGTGCCCATGTACATACTCCTTAGGATACATTTCCCCAGCTGCCCAGTCGTAGCAAGCCTGCGCTTCTAACTGAGCCTTCTCGGGGTCATTGGGATACTTGGTGTAGGCATAGGTTGTACAGATCTGAGCCAGTACACCGTTGCCATTCTCTACGTCAATCACTACTGCCTCGTGTGAAGAAGCTCTGCCAGCTTCCAACAAAGCGGCGGCGGATAAGAGTAGTATTGCTATCCACATAAGTCTGTCCATGTTGCTTCTCCGTATGATCTTCTATGTACTCCGCTGCTTTGCGAAGTAGGTTAGGGTTGTCCTTGAAGGCTCCAAGGGCTGGGTTGCAGTCACGGCAGAGTATCCCACGGACGGTGCCATCGTTGTGACAGTGATCCGTGTGAACACCCCGCCCCATAGGGGGTAGGTCTACCTCACAGATCACGCACCGTCCGCACTGATCAATAAACATCTGATTCCACTGATCCATAGTGATGCCATACCTTAGCTTGAAGGCCGCTTTCCTGTCTCGGTCCTTGAAGGAGTCCCTGTACGACTTGAGGACTGGCTTCCTGCATTCCTTGCAGTCGGACCTTAGGCCGCTACTCTCCCTAGTATTCTTATGGAACTCAGTGACAGCCTTAACCGCCTTGCACTTGCTACACGGCTTAGTGGGTATCGGCCCACGTTCTTCCGATCTTAGCTTCTCCATCTATAGCCACCCTTAGTTTAAGTATCTCCCCAGCCTGATTAAAGGCCTTCAAGGATTCATCAGCTACCAACTGCGGTAGGTCTCCATCTCTCACTTCAACTTGCCACTCGTCGTGAACATTCGCTACGAACTCGTAGTCCACACCAGGCTGCAGGCCACGCGCAGCAAGGTTATCATCCAAACAGACCAGTGCCTGCTTCATAATGACAGCCCCTGCTGACTGCAGTAGAGCATTGAGTGCTGAGTGTTCGCTACGTATAGGCACAAGCCTTCCGTCTAATCCCTTAATGACCTTAGCCGCTTTAGCTTTCGCTTTCACGTTGTCCTCTAGGGTCTTTAGGGCAGGGAGGTTCTTCTTAAAGGCCGCTCTCGATTTTCTGCCGTGTTTTGGTGAGGGGTTATCCCTACCTTCATAGGCCGCGAGGGCTGCACCGAAGTGAACACCAGACAGAGACTCACCAGCACCGTACAGGTAACCATACGTCCACGTCTTACCGAGGGCTCTAGCCTGCTTGTGGTGCGGGTTGCTCTTGTCCATGGGTCCCTTGGCGATACCGATAGCCTGAAGGTTGAGCCAGTGAACGTCACCACCTATAACTTCTCTGCTATACGATCCATTATCATAGTGAGCCATGTAATGCCCAAGGCACCTAAGTTCCAGACCACTAGCATCAGCGCCAACGAGCCGAAAGCCATCAGCAGCAGTATAAAGCCCACGAAATGCAGCACCGTATGCAGCAGCCACAGAAGGTGTGTTGGCAACATTCGGGTTGCTGTGAGTACACCGCCCAGTAGAGGCACCATTTGTCTTAACACGTCCATGAACACGTCCATCATCTTTCACCTTTCTCAGAATGGCTTGGGTCCCGTGGGACAGTTGGCCTAAGCGCTTAGCAATCACGAGGTACTCCCGCAGTGCAGCGATAGGTGGGTAGCTTAGCGTAGCGAGGATCTCATCAGTACATGAGGGTTCACCGGTCGCAGAGACTACCTCAGGGACCCAGCCGTACAGCGCCATCAACCTTGAGGCTATCTGTGCGGTAGAGCCAGCATTGAACGTGCAGCAGCGGACCTTAGTGAAGGCAGCGCCTGCAGTCTCATTCCGAGGGCCATTCTTGACCTTAGGTAAGCGCTGGGCGGCCTCCGGGATTGCTCCAGTGCTGTCAGCCTCCCACCAACGCGGGAACTGTGCCTGTAGCTCATCTTCTAGCTCTGCCTGACGCTCTAGCAGCACTTGCTCTAGCTTGCGACCTGCTTCCACGTCTAAGGTGAACCCACGGCGCTCCTGACGGGCCATGATACGCGCGAAGTTATGCTCAAGGTCTAGGCACTGGGGGCTGTAGTTCTTGCTCTCTAAGAGGCTCACAAGAGCTGCAGTGACCAGTACATCCTGCACACAGTAGTCATCCATGCGCTCAGTCCAGCCTACCAGCTTCCACGCCATTGAGACTGACAGATCTAGGCCGGTCTCGGTGCGGGGGTCATAGTCATCCTTAAACTCACCCAAACGGATACCCCAAGCCTTCAGGCTGTGGCTACCGATGATACCGCCCATCTTCTCAGGACAGGGAGACCATTTGCCTAAAATCTTCCAGCCACCAGCTTTCCGTGCCATGAAGTCTTTCTCTTTGAGGTCAGGAAAAATTACAGAACTCATTACGACTGAATCTTCCAATTTCGGTTTTTCCCCATTTTTCCATGAGGGGTATAGCTTGTCTAACACCTGATAATCGTATCCTATCCCATTGTGGGCTAATACCCGATCTGCAGCGCCCAAGCGAGCTACGCCCTCAGCCACAGTGCCCGCGCACTTGTAGCCGTGGTCGTTGTAGCGCTCTACGCCATTAGTGCCCTCTGTGTCCATTATGTGGACGCAGTGGATGAACTCAACGGTTTCTAAGAGACCGTCTGTTTCAAGATCGAATATTAGCATTTCCTTAACTCCTCAATGAGCCGTCACTCCGGTACTTAGACCGTAAGTTCAGCGAACGTGTAACTCTAGTGTGTATTGCCTTTCTGGCCTTGCTCCACTTCTCCATAGTGGTAAAATCCGTGTAGATCTCATTCATGGCCTGTATGTACTCGTCATACTCCCTGTGGAGGATCTCTACAACCTCAGTCCGTATGAGTAGCATGTCTGAGTCTGACACCTCCTCATAGTCCCTGTTGTGATCCTCCACAAGCGCCCGTCTGTGGTCAGCCTTAGTCAAGTTTTCCTCCCAACGCTGCATACGTTATCGTGAACAGGTAAATGGATGCCCACGTCATAGCCACGTAAATTACGTACTGGGGCGCGAAAAAGTGTACAAATATACCTACTGCTAAAAATAACATCATGTCTTCTCCATATTAGATTGATAGTGCGGGGTACTCTTAGACAGGGCCTTGGTAAGCATCTCTACTTGTCTCTCAAGCAGCTTACGGCGTCTGTATGATCCCCATGCGGATATAGGTGACGGCAGGGCCATTCCAACTGCGAATGCAAATGCCAGCACCAACCACGTAGGGTACTCTTGAATATCGTTGTAGACTTGCTCCACGGTGTCAGTGTCGTACCTTACGTTACTGCTGTCACCTGTCTGGACCTTAACTACATTATCCTCGTCTGTTGCTGTCTCATGTTGACCCCCAAAGTTAGCGTCAGCGCTTATAGGCGTCAACGATAGCTTCGGTAGTGTGCCACAGGCCCCTAGGGTCGCTATGAGAAGCACGAGGGCTGTCTTACGCCACACCACGGTCTTCATCCTTAGCGGGTGCGTACCGCGAGATTACGGAGCCCTTAGGATGCTTAAGGGTCAACACGTCGCCGCCTATAGCCTTATCGCAGAACTTATCCCACGCCTTCATAGCGCTTTCGCGCGTAGCAAAGGATAGGTCAGACTTCTTAGGACTACCTTCCCTGTCATATTGAATTACATACATTAGAACTCACCTCCGTATGAGACAGCATCAGTGCTATCCCCATGGTACTTAGCGATCTCCTCAGCTGACAGTTCATACTGCAGCCCCCTGTCTGAGTCATAGCCTAGTAAGATAGTAGAGCCAGTTGCCTGACCGGTGTATCTGTCCTTGACTACCCTCAGAGTCGTAACGGTCTTCACGAAGGCGTCCTCAGCCTGTGTGTTCCGCTCGAATCCTATCATGTAGTGTCCCCACTGAGCTATAGAGCGGGAGCCCTTGAAATGCCGTGCCATTACGCGCCCACCTTCTTCGTGAGGTTTACCCTCTGGGGTTGCAAGGTGACTGACCACGTAGAGGTTGATACCGCACTCTTGACAGAGGCTGCTCATTTCTTCGGTCATGGCTTCAATGGCTCGCCGCTCGTCTTCAGCGTGAGCTACAAGTGCTGTTATGTGATCTACCCAGAAGTGCTTAACGCCCTTAGTAGATAACCATCTGATGTTATCCGATATGGCTTCCCAGTCCTTCCCACCGAAGTGGTCGTACAGGTCTACGTCATACAGGTTAATCAGGTCGTCTACTGCAGAGTTAAGGTCGTCTTGGGTGTAGTTACCAGCGTCAGGTGGAAGGTGAAACATCTTACCCACCAGCTTACCGGCTAGGCGCTTACCAGTCTCGACTACCGGCTGCTCCAATAGGAACAACGCAGTCTTCTCACCTAGCTTAGCGTCCTCTACGATCTGCTGTAAGCACCAGTCGGTCTTACCGATCCCAGTGCCAGCCCCGATGAAGTAAAGCTCACCAGCGCGCCGTCCGTAGGTCAGAGCGTTCAGCTGAGGCATTCCCCATGGAAGCCCCCACTCTACAGGCTTAGACATAGCCTCTTTCAGACTGCTTAGCTTAATGATCCCATCGGGGCTCCAAGGCTGTGCATTGAAGATTGCCGAGATGATCTCCTTACCGCGTCCAGCCAATAGCATGTCGTTAGGGTCCTTAAGAGGAAGACTAGCGATCTTAGCGTTGGGGAACAGGGTAGTGAGTTCACGGGCACATGCAGCACCAGCCTCATCTTGATCTAGCATAAGGATAACTTCCTTAAAGCTATTGATGTAGTCACGAGAGCGACCACACACATCCATGGCTGAGTCCACGCCGTTAGGCAGGGAGACCACTGGGTACTTATTACCTTGGATCTGGCTCACTGAGAGGGCGTCAATTTCACCCTCACAGATGACCAGCTTAAGGCCGCCTGCAGGCCATATATTTTGGAATATAAGCCCAGCGTTCTTCGTATCACCAACGTACCGGAAGTCTTTGTTAGCCATCCTAACCTTGGATGCAACAGGAACTCCGTCTTGGTCCGTAACGTGTACTAGCTGAGCCGTTCTTGGCGTCCAGTTTCCATTCTCAATGTTCTTAACAAAGTAGGTGCCAATGCTGTACCTCATTTTCTTGCAGGTCTCAGCGCTGATCCCACGGGCGTTAAGGGGCAGATAGTCCCCTAGGTTGGGTAGTTTAGCTTTCTTAGTGGCGTTCCCTTCGCCTCCAGGTGGTACTACGTAGTCTGCATCTGCAGGCTCCCAGTGTTTGCAGGTGCCTGTAAAGCAGTGAGCGCCGCCGTCCGCGTAACGTGCAAGGTTGTCCTTACTGCCACACTTGGGGCATGGTTCATGTGCTATACAGGCCATAGTAGGCTCCTACTTGTTGAGTGAAGGTGGCGGGGTCAGAGGGTCCCTCTTTTTGGGCTTTGGCTTAGGCTTCTTCTTCTTGGGATTCTGAGCATCCTCAAGGGCCTTGTCTATCTTACTCTTGCTCGATTTGTTGCTTCCTAGAAAATCCATACTGTACTCCTTAGGTTAATGCCTTTCGTATCTTGTCTAGTTGTTTCTCTGCAGTGTCCCGCTCCTGCCTACGCGCTGAGACCTCACGCATTAGCCGTATGATCTGCTCTGCCTGATCATCTATCTGTGCGTATAACCTCTCGTACTCAGTTTTAGTCTTCATAGGTCCCCCAGTGATAACATAACGTCATCCAAGTCATTGAACTTACGGTCCACGGAGTGTTGCAGCATGAAGTTCCAAGCCAGCTTGAAGTCTTCCTCATCGCTGCCTGTCTTAGCCACATGGTGAAGCACATCGACACCCCACATCACAGTGTAACCATGCGAGGTCTTCTTCAGTTCATACAGTTTGCTATAGCTCATCGTAATCTCTCCTCAGTGTGTTGCGGGTGGTTGCCCGTACAAAGTTCCGTGACACGTACCTGCTATGCTCATTAGCCGGTGCGTATATATCAACCATCCATTCCGCTATCAGCTCGATACTGCGCTCTGGGTTAGCCCTGCGGATCTCAAGGGCGGTCCTCTGAATATCTGCCATTAGCGTCATGGTGTTACTCCTCTGGGTTCATCTATCAACTATCTTATACTTCTTTCCTATTGAAACTGCCTTCATACGCTGCTTAATAAGTTCTTCTGCTTTACTTCTTGTCGAATGCTCAGTATCAAATTCCCAAGTCTTTCCATGATCCGTTGACTTATGTATTTGGAACATATTCGTACTCCGAATACCTTTCTTGTCTCTGAATATAAAGTCACGCCTGCCACAGTCAAAATGCACGTAGTACATAACACTGAGTACATCAATGACTTCTGCGCCATACCAGCCGCCGCGTCTAACATCATACGCTTCCACTCTATCGCCTTCTTCAAAAGTCATTGTATTCTCCTAGTTGAGTTGGCTCATGTAGTACCGCACTCGGTTGAGGTGGTTAACGCCATCAGCTTCTTCGTTGCCCATAGGAACCACGATGCCCAGCTCTGGGATCTCGAAGGTAGCGTCAGGGTCAGACACCTTGTGTGTGGGCTTGTCAGAGTAGCTCATTATTGAGCCGTAACCATTCCACTCATCTGTCTTATCATCTTCGTACTCTGGCAGCAGGTAGCCATAAGAGAACGGGAACAGGGGCGTCAGGGTTGCACTCTCGATGTTATGCTCCATACCAAACAGGTGGCCCATCTCGTGGATGAACGTGATGCTGGCGCGCTCGTAGTACCTCGTGGTCTCAGTGGTGTTGAACTCCTCACCAACGTGACACTGGGATACACCTCTGCGCTTCTCAGGATCTGACCGGTCAGTAGCCAGTGAGGCTACACCGCAGGCCCACGGATCATCTGCCCTAGCCTTGAACAAGAATGAGAAGTCAGCGTCGTTAGCGTTCTCCACATCTTCCAAGTCCCTGAACTCACCACGGGCTCCAGTGAAGTAGTTGTACTGGCGTAATAGATCACCAGCTGCAACGTCTACCATGTGGATCCCCGCCACCTGCAGGATGATGTATACGCCAGACTCAGCATAGATCTCATTAGCAAAATCAAACTGCTTCTTAACGAACTCCTCAACAGTCAGGCCTTTCAGCTCTACCTTGGTATCTACCACTGCCAACACGTCGATCAATGCAATCTCTGTGCTTTCAGGGTCATAGGGGTAGCTCTGGGGGCCACTCGTGGGCACACCGTCACAGGTGATATAGGGGAACTCTGGGAGGCCCGTATCGCTCGCTACAGTGGGACACTCAGTGGGCTTACCCATCTGTACTGGCTCCACGGGAATTACCACAGGAGGCACTACAGGAGGTACTACGACCACTGGAGGCACAACAACTGGTGGCTCTACGACCACTGGGGGTATATCAACTACGGTCCGTGGCTCGAATGCACCACCACCGCCGCCTCCACAGCCTGCTAGGACTGCAAAGGATACTGCTACTATAATCGTCTTCATAATAATCCTCGTTATGGAAGCTCGCAAGATCCTCCAGCACACGCTAGCTCTTGGCTACCTATGGTCTGGTCTTCACTCTCGAATGCTTCCAAGTCAGCTACGTTAAACGATGGTAAGGCCTTAACAGCTGCCTCAAAAGTTTTATGCGTTATTTCTTGGTAGGGTGCCTGAGCGTAAGTATGCTCTGACACTGGTAGTAGGCTAATGCCGCTTAACAGGTCAAAGTTATCCCACATCCAAGCGCACACATGAAAGAACTCGTCGTCCGTGTAGTAGACGGTGATAGACGGCTTATGCTCGCACCAGTGCTGCTGGTAGTGCTTCCAGAGTTTCAACTGCTCTAGGGCACCTACATCCTTCACGGTTTTACCCTTGGGAGCCTTAACGGGAAACGAGAAGACAAGCGTACTGTCCTTCGTAACGTCAGTCTCACATGGGAACCCTGCCTGCTCCATATACTGAGCCAGCGGGTCGTTCTTATCCGCTCGGACAGTTCTTATATAGTATGGGGCAAAGCGTGGGTGGATCCCGCTGGCGCTATTCACTAGCTGGCTCACGGTGCCACTAGGCTTCACACAGGTTATTGCTGCTGCCGGTTTGATGCCTAGACGTTCCGCATACTCACGGTTGACGCATATAGCCACGGTACGAAGCTCCTCCAGCCACGCTGCAGACCTGTCAGTGGTCTTAGAGAGTATGGGGTGGTCCATTATGCCGGTCAGTGAGAGCCCCAGTAGAGCCTCCTCAGCCGTGTTGTCACTCCACACTTTACGGAGATAGCGGAAGTTCGTGAGCGTTGCCTGCAAAGTTCCCATTATGGCTGCTACGCGCACTTTATGCGTGAGGTCCATTATGGTGTCCGTGGGGCGTATCACTACTTCAGTCAGGTTGCAGAACTGATTAGGGCGCAGGATTATCTCGCTGCAGGGGTTAGTACCCCAAGCGTGTCCTGTTTCACGTCTACCGTTCTTAGCAACTATAGCCTCGCAGGCTAACCTAGAGAACATGCCGCGTTCACCGCTCTTGCTCTCGTGGATAGCTTTCATCTCACTGAGAAAGAACTCAAAGGTTGGCTTATGCGTATAGGCTGCTGAGTTGTTGGCTAGAGCCCGTTGGCCTTCTTCTAGCCACCACAGGCCTGTCTTAGCACCTCGTAACTCGAAGCTATTAGGGTCGCTTAGGCTTATTAGTGCTGACCTACGGACACCTCCGACTACGATAACCTCAGCGATCTTGCACACTAGGTCATGGCACTCAAGGGCCGTAAGTCTGCGGCCTGCAGCTTTCCTGAAGGTCGCCACTGCGTACTCAAATAGATCCACAAGGGGCTGGGGTCCAGAGGCTCTGCCGCCGAAAGTTTTCAGGCGCGCTCCAGGTGGCCTAACCTTGGACACGTCCCACGAGGGCACAGAACCCGCGTACAGGGCCGCTAACAATTCCTTAAGGCTAGTAGCCCATCCGATCTTAGAGTCAGCCACGACGATTACAGAGCCTGTCAGGTGGTGTTCCTCGGCTACCATGGGTAACTTGTCCACTGCAGACTGCTCTACGCTGAATCCTACGCCAGTGCCACACATTAAGATGTACATGGTCTCATCAAAGGCGCGCACGTTATCTATCGGTAGGTATGCACAGTTAAAGCCAGCTACATTGTCGCGCGTCAGGGCTGGTCCTGCAGTCATCAGGCAGCGCATGGAGGGCATAACCTTGAGGTCCTCTATGGCAGACTGTATGTCCTTGAGATCCTTAGAGCTGAGCCCGTCGGGCGCATTCCAATCCCAGTAGTCAGTGTAGCGCTTTACGGTCTCGCTCCACGTTTCACGGCGGGAGTCCTCAGGACGCCACCTAGCGTATCTGCTTGAGGCTATGAACTTTTGATACTCATCCACGGTTAATGTCCTCAGGTGTCAGTACAGGGTTGATTCCCTTTTTTAGCTGGTGCCACATTGTTAGTGCAGCGTTGGGGTACTTTCTTAGCATCATCTTGCTGATGGCCTCTACGGACATTAGCTGGTTCCTGTAATATGACGTGGCGGATGGTATGCCGTCGTCAGTGTAGCCGCCCTCGATTATGATCACTATAGAATTGTGCGCGTATCTGGGCAGAAAATTTCCTCGCTCGTCATCAGCGACTGGGGTAGTAACAATCCCCTCTGCGTTTATGTAGAAGTGCATCCCGTCCTCATCCGTGAATGGTTCATCGGGCGCGGTCATGGTGCTTCCTACAACGACATATAATACCTCGTCTGGGTTTAGCTTAGCGCGTTTCATTTCGCTTCTTCCCTGTCTTTAGCTGTCTTTAGTTTATGGCAAGGCTTACAGAGTACCTGTAGCCCACTTGACTCGCAGTAAAGTCTCTCTACGAATCCTGCTAGATCCTCATAGCACCGGAGACTACCGGCCCTAACAATGTGATCTACCTCTACGTTTTTCCCTTCAAAGCTGCCCTTGCAGGCCGCGCACCAAAACTCTACTCGGTGGCGTCCTGCGGTTGCTTTAGGTTTAGGGTGCTTAGCCTTAGCTAATGCTGCGTAGCGACTAGCGTACTTGAGAGACCCAGAGCGCAGCGCGCCCCGAATCTTTCCCCAGTATGCAGCCTCGGTTAGAGTCCCATCGCCCCGCGTACGGGGCACTCTGGGCTTAGGCATCAGAAGTCCTCAACATCCGCTGCATCTTCCTGAGACACAGGCTGGGCCTGGGCTGCGGGCATTTCGTCAGAGACATAACCATCTTCAACGTCAAAGCCATCAGATCCACCAGCACTGCCAGACTCTAGCTCTATCACCTGAACTGCAAACAAGCGGCACGATACGCCACCCTTCTTCAGTCCAGCTTGGAACCACGGCATGATCTCAGTCTGCAAGCGTAATACTGAGCCGCCCCAAATATCTACGCCATCAGCAATAGGCTTCTTAGCACTATCAAACACCGGCAGGTTGTGGACCCATGCTTTGCCATCAGGGTACTGACCCTGTGCCTTGCGCTTGAAGTTCACAACGTAGCGTCCGTCCTCGGTGCCGTCTTCGTTATAGCTCTTAGCAAACGGGAGAAAAATCTCCATGTTAGCGATGGTGTCCTTTAGCTTAGCAATCTTAGCACCCTTAGCATCAGCCAGCTGAGCCTTAAGGTCAGCAATGCCCTCATCGAAGGCCGTCTGTGCTTCATTCTTCAGCATGTCTACAAAGGCCTGTACGCCCTCGTCAGCTGGGTCTAGGATCAGTCCACACTTATACGCGTGGTCACCTTCGTACTCGTCAGGTGTGATCAGTTTAGGGTACGGGGCTGCTATGCCTCGGGGTGATACAACTTTCTTCAACTTAGCCTTAGCCATTCTCTTATACTCCTTGGTTCATTAAACGGACGTAATCGTGAGCCTGTGCGCGGCTCGAAGTTTCACACACCTGTACACCATTAAGCATGATGATGTACTGCATGGTGTCTTGGTCGTAGTTAGTGGTGTACATGATGTATCCTCGTGGTTGGTGTTTTGGGGTTATCAAAGGTGGCCGGTATGAATAGTTATACCAAGCCCGGTGGCGCTAGGCGAAGAAGTATTCGCTGTCGCGCACACAGTTAATGTCCAACGTACCCATTGCAGGCGGCGCTGGAAGCTCTGAGAAGACCGCTGCGGGCAGTTGCTGCTCCAGCTCTATCATTAGGTTGCCTAAGGTGTCGCCCTCGTAGATGGCTATGAAGCTCTCACGGAGGACCCCTGCTAGCGTTTCCGTATCACAAGCGTGTACTGCGAAGCTATCGTGAATCATTGCGTAGTCCTGTACGCCTAACTCAACCATATTCGCAACCGTTACCTGTAGGTGACAGGCGTCGTAGCTGTGGACAAAGTTGGGTGCTATACCGCGCACACAATCCCCTACGCTCAATTCATTAGCGCCACTTAACAAGCTCATCTTACTGGTGATTCCGTCCCACGTTACCTTCACCTCCTTAGATTTGGTCGTCATGTAGGCCTGATTCACTGTAAAACCATTCGGGGTGGTCCAAGACATAGCGTGTCCTGCAGTCGCGGTGATCTTAGCGACAGCCTGCAGCCAGTCCATAACGTCCCTAGCAGCTCCTACAGTGCCCCGTATGCCATTATCTACCTCGGGGGCTAGTGAGGCTACGGCCTCCTTTAGATCCCCTGAGAACGGCTTACAGGAGCCCTCATCCAGGGCGCGTCTGGTCCAATTCTCGATCTGTCCGCGTATACCTGAGATGGTTACACCGTAAGGCGTCGTCATACAGGGCTGCTTCACGATCTTGCGCGTCAGGCGCGTGGACCACTCGGAGCCCTCGGGCAGATGCGCTAGGACATTCTCTAGGACCTTGGTGTACAGGTCAGCCGGTAACTCTCCGACCTGCAGCACATTGACGTGCTTAGCGCCTTCAGGATCCCTGACCATGGCAGAGTAGTGCTGCATTCCACTGCAGGTGCCATCTAGAGCCACGGGCAGGTGAGACACGAATGCGTCACCCTCTGCACAATAG